TCCAATCTTTAAAAACTAATAGAGCTGATGATTATACTTCAATGCAAGAAAAGAAGTTAGATCAATTCGCTACAACTATTAGCCATGCCAAGCCTATTTATGATGCTGACAAAACTGATAGCGACAACTTACCTAGACAAGTTGGAATAGATATCAGAACTGATCTTCAAAATTCCGTAGGAATGTCTATTGCGAATAGTAAAGTTCTTTATGAAAAGTCTGTACAATTTATCGCAAAGTTTAATGACGATATACCAACTCAGGCAACACCTGAGGCAGTTCTTGAAGTCTTTGCTAGTATGAATATCAAAAGCCAAAACGATATCAAAAAGGCAGTATCTAAAGAGAAAGATGTAGATCTAGCTGAAAAGATTGCGAGGCAGTTATTCGGCAAAGTCAAGAACCAAAAGACTAAGCTAGAAGATGGCACAGTTAAAGAGGAAGAGGTTTATATTCCAACTGACCTAGATGCAGATCAGGTTCAAAAAATTTGGGAAGTATTGCAAGATAAGAAAAGAGAAAGAGAGGCTCACGACAAAGCCTCAGCAGATGCCCAAAAGAAAACCTCTGAGGATAATGATGTTATCTCTCGCATGGAAAGTGCCTTAGCATCTTGATTGCACAAATTGAGGCACGATTAATTTCGTGTCTCTGCTTGTTCAATCGAGCAATAACAATAACAACTATAGGAGTTACTATGAACGAATTAGAAATTATCCAAAAGCTAGATAGCATTATAGCTGATCTTATAGCTGATGGACTACATGAGATAGCTATGAATATTGAGATCGAGAAACAAAAGATAGCTAAACAATTTAACCAAGCTGAACTGCATAGTCAGCAAATAGATATAGAGGAGTTACTAGATGAATAAAAATTTAGAAATTACAAAGCACTTTAAAGGCAAGATCTGCAAAGGTGTTTTTAAAAAATTAGACGGCTCAGAACGTCAGTTTTGGGGTGTTCTAAAGTATGAGGATAGAGACGTTCCTAACCTCGTA